ATACACCCGTAACGCGCCCGCTTTGGCAGTGATTCGCAGTTGATTTGGCAGTAACTATTGAAACGTTTCAGCGGTATTTTGCATGGGGGCTTTGCGGCCCCCATATTCGGTTACTGCTGACGATAATGATTTTCACCTTCATACGGCTTTTCCGGTGGGGTTTTTCGGGCTATTTTAAAGTGGGCTCCATATTCTGCCGCTGGCTGTCTTTTTCGCTCCTGCCCATACCGTAGCATGCCATAAAGAAGACCTTTTATATCCAATTCTCGGCGTCTACCAGTTCCGGTAGATAAGTTCCTGCCTGCCTTTGCCGGTACCGGCGCCGCCGATAGTGTAGTCGATCTTGACCGTCTCCATTTTGAAGCCTGCAAACGTTTTTCTCATCACCGGGTGGTCGTTGATGGTGAGGATGGCGCTACCCTTCATGGTGCGCATTGCCTCGGCGATCCGCTCGTATTCCTCCAGCTCGAACGGTACCCCGTAACCTTCAGTCTCATAGTACGGCGGATCCAGGAAGTGGAGCGTGTATTGCCGGTCGTAACGCTTCAGGCATTCCGCCCATGGGAGGTTCTCGATCCACACCCGGGCGAGCCGGAGGTGTGCCTGGCTCAGATCCTCCTCGATGCGGAGTATGTTGAACCGTGGTGGTGAGCTGGGGGATATGCCGAACGTGCGGCTGCTCACCTTGCTGCCGAAGGCCAGCTTTTGCAGGTACAGGAAACGTGCTGCCCGCTGGATGTCCGTCAGGACCTCCGGGGGAGTCCCCTTGTGCCACTCGAACACCTGGCGGCTGGCCAGTGCGTATTTGAACTGCCGGATGAATTCTTCCAGGTGGTTTTTAACGACCCTGTAAAGGTTGATTAAATCCACGTTCACGTCGTTTAAAACCTCCACCTCGGCCGGTTGCCGAAGGAAAAACATCGAGCCGCCGCCGGCGAATTCCTCCACGTAACAAGTATGCGGCCGGCTATGGATCATAGGGAGTAAAACTTTTGCCAGACGGCGCTTACCGCCCGGCCATGCAACCAAAGGATAATGCTTCATCGTGTGAGCCCTTTCATTTTTCACGGGTTTGTGCTAGGCTCACCGCGCCGCGATCGTGGCGGGCGGCCTTGGCTTGGCTCACAGGCTTGGTCTGTGGGTTGGGTGGTCGGATCGTGCTGCAACACGGTCCGGCCGCCGCCTCTATTCTACGCTTTGTAATGCATTATTAGCTCTTCCGTGCAAGAGGTAACAGATGGAAAAACTATTTATGCTGTTCTGTAAGATGATCAAGCCGCTTCCCAAATACTGGAAAATCGTATTATCAGCCATGTTGATCGTGCTCTTATTCGTGGTGGCAAGGGTGGACTGGAATGACCTAGTTTTGGAATATTTCCCACCCAAAACGGCTAGGTCCACCGTACAACACCCTCCAGCCATAAATCAGACTCAGACCAAACAAGAAATACAAGAAACCAAGGGAGACTACAGCCCTATAATCTCCAGCAATGAAGGGACAATCACTATCAATAATTCAACCCCTTCGAGAGAGGGAGAAAAAGAAAAATGATTTGTCGAGCTCTCGCAATAATTGGCTTTTTGCCTTGTCTGGCCTCCGCAGGGACATTTAAGACATCTGGGACGTGCAGCCCTATAATAGAGAAAAACACTGGAAGCATCACGATCAGTTGCCCAGGAATATCTGCCAGTCAAGCAGAACAAATAACCAAGCTCCTAAATAAGATTTTGGACCAAAAACTTGATCTGCAGGTTGTGCTAAAAAAGCTGGATGATATTCACCAAAAAGTTCTTCCACAACTTTACCCTGTTGACCCTATCAACCTCGAAATGATGCCACCCGCAATACAGATGCAGGACGGGGGCTATGAGTACCACTATAAAGTCAGGTGGAGCGCAACGTTCCCTCACGTATGGCAGCTTTGGGCGTGTGGTGATAGCATTAAGTCGATAGATGTTTACCCTGCAGCGTTGCTTGATGGGAGAGGAACAAGAGACAACTGCGCCTTTTTTAACCTCCGGAATCCTGTAGGTGAATATACAATCAAAGTATTTACCGATAAAGAAACTCACATTTCACTTGAAAATGAGTTTTTTGACTAACAACGAATAGATTTTTTAAGTACTCTCCACCCAGCTATATTGGCTGGCTCCCGTCTGCATACATATCCACTTTCTATTCGAGGCGCTGGTGAATGCCTCATACCCTGCTTTTGTTCCGGCAACTCCGCTCTGTGCAAAGTCCGTTGAGGTATTAGCCACCGTCGTCACATTAAAGCTTTGGGCGACCAACGACCGAAGAACATATTCCCTCCCCAACAGTGTCGAGGACGGGGCAGGAAAGGTAACTGTCATTGCACCGGCATAATTGAACATGACATGGTGATGCGAGTCGCTTAGGGTCAAAGTAGCCGACGTATGGTAGGTAGTTGCATAGTTATTTAAGGCACCGGTTTTGAGCACGGTTCCATCAGGAAAGTGATATCCTGTCCCATTTGCCTTGGTTCCAAGTGAAAAGGTCTTGTTATCCTCGGTGCGAATAATTAATCCCGTTGTCCCTGCCCCATTAAGATCGGAAGCATACACAGCAACAGCGTCAGTAACCCCTGCGGTTGGGGCAACAACCCAGGCATTTGTCAGTATAAGATTCCCACGAGCCCCACCACCTGTGTTTGTTGAGGAAATTGATGAGTCTCTCCCCAATTGCACATTTTGTTTTTCGTCGATAGCTATTGCCGGCCGACTTTGCCCTTTGGTGTTGGCAATATCTTGATTATTAAAAGTGACTGTGGCGGCACCGGTAGTGGTATCAATAATTCTAGAACCGATGTCCACCCCTGTAAAATAAGCTGACCCATCATGGTACTGATACCTGAGAGACCCTCCAAAGTCGCCATTTATGACAGCCCCTCCATTCCTCGACCGTCTGAATAACATTGGTGCACCTGCGCTACCAGCATAAGTGTTTTCGAAAGTGGCTATTGCCCCTGGGCCGCCGTTAAAAACACCTTCCACGGCAAATGAAGAAATTGGATTTCCCGCATTGCTCTCTACGGTGCTAGTCTGTGTAAGTGTTTCGTTAGTTTCGTCAGCGGTTAAACTGGCAGGAAGAGAACCTGTGCCACCCGTATCCGCACCGTTTACAATGTTGCCGCTTTCATCGAATTTAAGCACCTCACCTTCTGCTGGATCAGTAAGTATGATGGCTCTTCCTACAATTGTTTTAGCGTTCTGGTAAGGTTCTGGTTGTTGAATTGCCGTCAGATACGTTTCTTCAAGCGTGTCGGCTTTTACCAACCCTTGTCCATATTGTGCATAAACAGATGCCCCAGGTGACGTGTAGTTTGGAAAATCTAACGCGGTTGAGGTGGAATTATCCCAAAACAGAAACCGATTGAAGAATTCCCAGGGCTTTTCCCATACACCAGATGAAGTTTCGATGTATTGGTTCATCTTTTTAGCGACCCACAGGTTGCTCAGATAATCTCGCTCTTCTCTTTCTGGGCAATACACACGAACATTAGTCATATTTTGTGGAACCACAGTAGATGTCACGGTCATCGATGAACCAGCAGGACTGCCACCACCCAGCGTTGCCACCGTGTAGAGAATACCGTCATCACCAATAAGAACTTTTTCCCCTACCGACAAGAACGTGTTTTTCAAAAAATTGTGATTGCCTAAGCTGACCGTAACTGTGCTTGTTGTTACCCCGCCTACCGTGCTTCCAACACTTAGGTTATAGACATCTTGCATGACCGGCGCAAACCCACCTTCAGGAGCTCCAAGTTTTCTACCTGTAAGCCCGTAGGTAGCAAAGGCATCGGTAGCATTAGCCGTAATCGCATCCCATGTGCCGTTGGGAAGCCATGTGGTATCACCGTAAAAAGAGGTGGGATCGAACGGGTCATTGTTGTTCACCTTAAAGCCGACCGGATTATCCCATTTGCCGTAGTAGTCTAGTAAGGCGTATTCGTCCCACTGTTGAGCGTAATTAGTGCCTACAGAGCCATCGGCAATCCATTTGGCATTCATCTGGTGCAGCAATTTTGCGATGTTTTTGTCGCCATCAGTTGTCCAATCGTTTGTCGCTCCAAGACAGACAGCGATGTTAATGGCGAGAGTGATCCGCAGGTAATTGCGCAAAGCGATATGGTGATCCACCCATTCGTCCGCAAGTCCATACCCGGTGCGCGGAGTCAAACTGTCTGAAAAAGTAGTAGCGCCGGCAGCATAGCGTCCATCAAGTTCAAAGCCCCAGTCAATGCCAAGCATTACGTCAAGATCGTTCTGGTAGCGGGTAACAAATGCCCCCCACACTGGCTTAAGGTATTTGTTAAGGTAGTCCGCTTTGCTGTACTTTGTGGGCGATACAATGGCATTGGTCAGCATGTTGTTAGGAACACGCCAGAGTATTTTTATTCCGTACTTACGCGCAAGTTCTATGGTAAGGTCGACACAAGACCAGTCATTCAGGGCATCATTCTGATAGCCGTTTGTTTCAAAATTTCCTGCATTCCCGTATGAAACGGCGTAATCTGTCCAGATATTGCCTGGCACAGCCCATTCGGTGATTGTTGTGATGCCAAGTTCAGCAGCTCTTCGTAAACCGTAAGCAACCCTCTCTAGAGAAATTGACCAGGCGTCAATATAGCCGTCTGCTTCCCGCCATTTCGCAAAAGCGTATCCGCCGCATGAGTTCATCGTAACTCCCTGCGGAAAATAAAAATTCTGTCGCTGGACACCGGAAGAGTGGATATGAGAAAGCTCGCTAGCAACCCTTTGTGCTAAAATTCTCCCTTGATTGGCCGACAAAGGATCAGTAGTCGAAACGGAGTCCAATGCATCTATTGCCGGCCGACCCATCTGCACTTTTTGCCACCATGTTGGACTAGACGCTGGCGCATGACCTATGTTGTTATCCTGCAGCGAATAATAAACATCCTCCCCTACGTACACCTGATCATCCACCGCATAAGTCGCCTCGGCAGCATAGACCACAGCATTTCCTGGCAGTCCACGATCACCTTTTTCCCCGGCAGGCCCAACCGACGGCTGAATAAACGCCTCCACCTCCTCATTGATCTGATCAATCGCCTCGGTAACATACACGGCAAAGTCCTGATCATTCAGCCCGATGCGGCGGTATCCCCTGGAGGTGAAATCCCATGACACCTCATAGTCGCCATCGGTCACCGTTGCCCCGGCATAGAGGGCGGTCAGGGTGCATTGCCTGGTGGCGTAGTTCACCGATGCAACCTGATAGACGGCGTTGGTGTTGCGCGGCTTGATGGTGACTTTGCGGCTGGTGGGGTCGGGGAAGTTGAGGCTGTTCCAGCCTACATCGGCGTTGCCCTGGACTGTGGCGGAGCCGTTGGTGAATGTGCATTTTCCGGTGATGGTCTGGGCCATGGGATTACCTCGCTTGCTTATTCGCCTCTGGCGGCGTCGAAACTATCGGGAGCCACATAAGGCACCAATTTCTGTAGGCGGGCGTTCTCCGCCTGCAGTTCGGCGATTCTGGCGTCTTTCTCCTGGGCTTCCTTCTGAGCCTGCATCATCGCCTCGATCTGCTGGTCTTTCTCGGCCAGCTGCTGGTGCGCCTGGGTGATCTGCTGGTTGAGATCGAGGATGATCCGGCCGTATTCGGCTACGGTGTCAGATACGTAAATGCTGCGCTGCAGGTCTTTGATTTCCATGTTTTCTCCTTTGTCTCAGGCGATCTGGATCCACCCGTTTTTGTAGTAGTAAAGATTGCCGGCATTGTTGACGCTGAATACGCCGTTGCTGCCGGGAGTCCAGCTCGGAGCTCCGGAATACGCTCCGGGTCTCATCTTTAAATGTCCCTTGGCATCGGACCATGCCATACCAATAAAGCCTCCACCTCGCAGGACTAGGCTGTACCCGCTCGGACCACCAACATCCAGCGAGGCGGCAGGGCTGGTTTCATCAACATAACTGGCCTGGTTACTGATACGGACTGTTGACCATGCATTACGCGAATTGCAGTTAATTGCCTGGTGGTCGGTATAAACGCTACCGATTCCCAGAACTGCATAACCACCGTCACTACCACTGGCCATCCCCATTTTAGCCAGTAAATATTCGTCTATATTGTATGTAGAGCCGGTATTGCCATAAAACTTGATGTCATTGGAGGCCCGATCGATAACAACCCGCTGTGCGTTGCCGGCAGCAGTTGTCTGCAATGTGTTGCCGGTGATGGCCCCTCCGGACTGGATATCATCGGCTGTAAGACTGCCGCGGATCGTCATGGTACCGGCGGTCTGGTTCCAGGCAATGCCGTGTTGTCCGCCGCCCGGGTTGCCACATATAAGGTTACCGGCGTTATCCATGTAGGTTTTCCATGTGCCGCCGGCGTGGTACCCAAGATATGACGCCGTGATAAACAGGCCGTCGCCGCTCGGAGCGGCGCCGAAACGGGCTGGGATGCTGCCGAGGTCAACCCCCCATGTGGCTCCGACTGTCGCACTGTCGGCGGGTTTCCCTGTGCCGTTTACCTGGCTCCAGGCTATGGTGGCGCTCGGCCCCATAGTGACATTACCGCCCACCACCAAGTTACGGAGCGTCACAACATTCGCATCGATGTCGCCGCCGGTGAGGTTCTGAATAACGGCACGGTAAGTTCCCGCGGCGTCCCGGACGAACTTCAGCACATCCTGCCCGGAGGGGTTAGTGATGGTGAGGCCGTGGTAGCCGGAAACCTGCTGACCGAGGCGCACGGTCTCCAGGTTGTTGTCAAAGATTTTGATGGTCTTGTTGCCGCCGTGGATCTCTATGCCGTTGGTGGTGGAGCCGACGAGAATGGCGGTAGTGGCGCGGACGGTGCCGGAAATAAGCGCCCCCGTCTCCACGCTGACCGTGGCCTTGACCGTGCCGGCGGTGACTTCGCCCAGATCGGCATTGATCGCTGCCAGGTTGGCGACGTAGATATCGGAGTACACTACTTTACTTGGGTCGGATGTCTTGACGCTGGACCAGGCCGAGGCGTTGCCGGAGGTGTCTACCACGCGGACCTTGACGTGGTGGGTGACGTAGGTGGTTCCCAGGATGTCAAAGACGAACTTATTGCTCAGGGTGCGGAAGGGCCGGGTGTTCACGTAGGACGTGTTCATGGCATATACCGGATAGCCGAGGTATTCGGGATCGGTAATGCTGGCAAAGGTCTTGTACACCCCCCACAGGCTCGGTTGCTGGATCGGATCCTTGGCAAAGGTGGGGCCGGCGGCCCAGGCGCTCAGGGGGTAGTACAAAGAGACAGTCGGGTCGGTATCGCCGTACCCAGCCTGGTTTTCAAAGTATGCTCGGTATATCTCCGGCGCCCCGTTTTCCCCTACCCATATTTCATAGTAGGCGACATCCCGGTCGGTGACGGGAGTCCATTCGACCCAGATCGATTTCAGGCCGCCGTACACCTTCAGGGATGCGTCGCTGATGGCGGATGGCGCGGCCGTCTTTTTTGCCGTGGTGGTGGTGAGGACCGATGACCAGACAGTGGCATTCACGTGCTCGTCGAAGGCGCGTACCTGGAACTGATAGGAGGTATTCGGCACCAGGCCGGTGACCTTGGCCGAGTTGGCGGTATGGGCGGGCTGCTCGGTCCAGAAGGTGTCTGTGGCCTGTTTGTAGCGGACGATGTACCCACCCTTGCCATTGGCCGGGTTGAAGTCGCCGGCAGCCAGATCGGCGGCGGTCGGGGCGCTCCAGGAGAGGTTGACATAGGCGGTCTGCGCCTGGGCTACCTGCTCGATGCCGGTGGCGGCGGAAAGGGCGGTCGGCACGTCGGGCGGCACGGTGTCGAGAGCGCTAAGGGTGGAGATATCGGCGGAGTACTCATCGCTCCAGTTCAGCTGGTATTCGCCGAACGAATCGACGGCAGCCACCCGGAAATACCAAGGGCCGCCGACGCCGTCGACCTCGGAGCCGGGCGCCCGGGAAAATGTAAAACTTGCCTCGGGACCGCGATTGGCCCGTGTGCTCTCGGTCGGAGTGAACCCGGGCGTCTGTGAGGCATGCAGCACGTAATGGCCGCCCACGGTCACATCCGGTTCCGTCGATGGCTCCCAGCTGATGCCGGCGGATTCCAGCATGGCCACGACCTGCATGGACGGGATTTTCGCGGCTGATGGGTTGGAAACTTCCAGGTAGGCGGGTACCGCTGATTCCTTCCCCCATCCCGCGACGGCCGTAACCCGGAACCGCAGGTTGCGCGTCGGTGTGCCGCCGCCGTCCTGGTGGTTCATTTCGAAGGTGTAGACGTACTTCTCCGTAACCCGGTACTCCGCTGGCCGGCGTAACACGTCGTTGCCGTCGTATACCTCGACTTTGTAGTAGCGGAACCAGGCGTCCGGCTGATTGGGACTGGCCGGGCCGGTGGCTGCGCCCAGCAGGCGCGGGGTCGGCTTGTTCCAGCGGAGAACTACCTCACGCCCGGTGAACTGCTGATTGTTGCCCTGGCCCCAGAGTTCGAGGCCGGTGATATTGGGGACGGTCTCATCGGGATTCGGCACGTAGGTGGAGGCCGAGACCCAGACACTTTCGGCGCCGAGGCTGTTGACGCCGCGGACCTGCACTTCATAGTCGCCGGCGGCCAGCGCCTCGATCACCAGTTCGGTATCGAATGTCTCCCGATTCTCCGACCACGCCGCTGCCCCGACCAGACGGTACTGCACCTGATAATTGATGCGGCCGGGACTCCCCGGTGTCCAGGAGACGACAAGATCCATCCGAGTGGAGGATCCAGAGTTGTAGGTATAGGTCCGGGGTGCCAGAGAAAGACTTCCCGGAGGGAATACGACGCGCGGATCCGGAAGGTTGGTCAACGGGGGAGTCGTGACTTCGATCACGTCGCCGGGTACCCAGGAGTAAAAGGAGGCATCCTCCCGCTCCAGGGACAACTGAACTCCGGACGTCCCGCTGAACTGCCAGTCGGCAAGGCGGCAGATCAGCCCTTCCCAACCGAGCACCGCGATGTTTACCGGAAGCACGTCGTACGGGGACAGTCGAAACGCCTTGAAGTTGCAGGGGACATTCGCCTGCATGCCACTGCGCGAGCGCTCCATGATGATCTTGGCCAGGCGCTGCGCCATGGTGGGCGATGTGGTGAAATTCAGCGGTAGGTCCTGGGTGAGCTCTTCGCCGTCGTCGTCGGCAATGTACGTGGCGCTGGTGACTGCAGGGAACCCTTTGACGGCCCAATGATCGTCCGGATCGACGTAGGTCCCGGTCATTGTGTTGATGCGATCGTTCTTGTTCGGCCCGACGGAGAAGCTAATGCCGCCGTTCAGCCAGGTTTCATCGAGCGTCGTCTCGAGTGGGGTCTGGTAGGCCGCCGCGTAGATCTTCCACACCCCTTCGGTAAAGATGGGAGTGCCACCCATCGACTGCAGCAACGCCGACAAGAGCTGCTTCGGCGTTCCGTTGAGATCAATGGTCCCGTTGCAGGTGTAGCGCTTCTCGTACTCGGTCCCCCCCTGGTTCTTCACCACCATTTGATCGCAGATATTGGCCGCGGCGATGACAGACGCCACGTCGATCTCGTCATCGTCGCAGTCCATGCCACCATCGATTTCCGACAGCCGCATGTAATCGTAGCAACAGAGGGCGGCGTTATCGCTCCAGGCGGTAAGGCCGGTTCGGGGGTCATAGACAAGGGCGCCGTCGGTGACAACGGTGACCTTCGGAATAGTGGGGAACGAGTCTTCGCTGTAGGTCAGGCGGAGGTAGATGTAGGCACAGCCGAGCAGCTTGTGGTCATTCGTCCACAGTCCGGCGGATGCGGCGACGAGAGTGGCACAAGCCGTGGTCTGACTGCCGTCGAACAGTTCATGGTAGGCCTTGTCGCCATACTCGCTGATGGGCTTGTCATCGAGAGCAACGGCACCGAAACCAGAGACACGATGACCGGCAAGAATGATAACCAGGTGCAGGAACTGATTCTGGTCGCCGGCAGATTCCACATATGCCAGTTGCCCGGAAACCCGTACACGGCCGTAAATGCGACGACGCGGGGTCATGCTGCTGTTGACCATCGTTTCCCGGTCGCGCCGCATATCGGGGACCAGCCAGTGCTTTATTTTTCGCCAGTCGTTCTGGATATAAGTGCCGAGCTTGCCGATCTCCCACGGAGCCCAGCCGACGCGGGTTGCGTCGACCGGGAGGCCCAGCGCGTCGGCGGTGCTCCCAAGAGGGTCGGCAAACCATTTTATTGTATCTCCACCGCACCCCATCAGAGAACCTCGACAAATGTGGTTTCAAGCTGCTTCATGCCCGACGCCACGAAGAAACGTTCCGCTACATCCGCGGCATCCGTTGCCAGACGCGAGGCGGTCATCTGTAAATGACTGCACTTTCGCGCCCGAGCCCACTGACGCGCCGCATTTCTCAAGAGAATCCCGCCCCCTCTGCAGCCCGGTTTGACGAAAAAAAGACCTTCGACCGCAAACAGTCCGGAACCCATGTGATTCGTCTGCAACCGCAGCCCCATGCACCCAGCAATGGCGCCCGACGCATCGAGGAGAACAAGAAAATCGGCGTGCTCAGATAAAACGTGCTTCCGCACCGTATCCAGGATTGTCTCCATATCCCCTGCTATGGCGAAATCAGCGCCTCGCCACTCCTTTTCCCATTCATGGAAAAGCGGCCGGAGCGCGGTCAGATCATCATGTCGATCGAGAACCATAACCTGCATGTCAGTCCCTCGGATCCGGGAGAAACTCGGCCCGCGGCCAGATGATTTTCCGCTGGGACAGCTGTGCAATGAATTCCATACCCTTGTCTCCAGGGTGCCGCTGCTGCTGGTCCGCATCCGTGTACTTCAGGTTCCGGACTCTCTCCCAGTCCGCAAGGCGTGACCGGACCGAAATGGTGAAGCTGCCCGCCTTGCCGACGGCTCCCTGGATATCGTCGATCTTCCCCAGGAAGTAGATGCTGACCTGCTGCGGATCGAAGCTGTACGACTCATCAGTAACCGCCACATGGATAAGCGCCTTACGGTTCTGGAATTTCTCGGTCTGGACCAGGGCGGAAATTTCCGGTTTCAGACCGGATATGCTGATGGTGACCGATGCCGCTTTTATTCCGGGCTGCTCCTTTACCGGAGATACGGAGCCGAGAACGCCGATCCCCCTGTATGTGGCGCCGTTATAGACGATGTCGGTGAACCCGCTGTTCCACGCCACGACGCCGGAATCGAAATTGAAACGGACCAGCATCAGATGACGCACCACGGGCTGGACTACGGCTGTCTGCAGGGCTTCGGATACCGGTCTCATAGGTCGAGCGCCTCGATGCAGGCGACCGACGAGGCGTAAATACGCGCTCCCTGGACATCCCACGCCGCCTGGTTATCGTCCGCGAGCATCGCCACGAATGCCGGGTTTGTGGTGATGATAGAAGCGAGATCCGCCGGTGAACGGCGGATGATGGGGGTGAAGACGATCGTCGCCTCGCCGGCGCCGTTGGTGGGAACATGTTCCACCACTTTCTTCAGTTCGTTGCCCACCTGGAAGTAGTCTCCCGGGATCAGCAGCTCCGACTGGTCCGGCGTCCAGTTGGAGGTGATGAGCGTATCGCCGGTCTGATTGGCGCCGGCGACACGGCCTGCGCCCAGGGCGGTTCCCATCGGCGTTCGGGCACCTGGAGGAGAGAGCCAGAAGCGGCCGCGACGGCCGCCGAGACGGGCCAGGAAGGCAGTCCATAGCAGGGCCTCCCTGCCCATCAGGTTTGTTACCGTCAGCACCGCGGACCAGCGGTCGCCGGGAAGGGGCGAAACCTGGATATCCCCCGACAGTTCGCTCTCGAAAACCGTGTTCCGCGGGATCAGCTTGAAGTTCACCTTGCCGATCGGCACGTCGGGCATCGTCAAAATAGACATCAGGCGGCCCTCATGGCGTCTTCAAAGACGCCTTCTCGCATGGCCTGGTAGACGGCGCCGACGGCGATATCCCGCAGGGCAGGCACCATGCGCATCATTTCCGCCCGCACGGTGTCGGACACGCCGGTGGATATCTGATTGACCACGGTGACATTGAAGGCCTGGGTACTGCCTCCGATCTGGTTGTTAGGTATGAACCGGCCGTTCTGGTCCGGGACAAATATTTCGCGGCCGCGTTCGCCAACCAGGTACGGCTGTCCCGCTTCACCCCAACCGCCCATGGCGCGGGCCGCGCGGTACTGCTGGCTTTCGATCGCCGCCACGTTGGCGAGGCCGGCGACGACCGCGGCCGCTGCAGCCGCCGCGCCCAGGGCCGGCCCGATATACGGGATGGACGCCATGGCCGCGTATGCGCCGGTCGCGGCACGGTAGGTGTCAATGACGGCGCCGGCGGTCGCCAGTCCCTTGCCGACCTCGAACTGGTCTTTCGACCCCTTCATCAGGATGTGGCCGATCTGGGATACCTGCTGACCGAAGGACCCCACCACAAAATCGACGCGGTCTTTTTGGATCTTCTGCAGGTCGATGTTGAACTGTTCTTCGAGGCGGAGCAGTTCTTCATTCTTTTGCTGCGCAGCTTCTATTTCATCCTGACTCAGCGGCCCGGCAAAGTTTTCACCAACAGGGGGACCGAACGTGCCGGACCGATAGGCGTCTTCAATCCCCTGGGAAAGGTTGTTATAATTGTCGGCGGCGTAAGCTTCCGCGTCCTGGAAGGGGTCGCGGCGGGAATTGGTGTAGTAAGCCCTGGCGGCGTCCACGGCGGGGCGGCCGCGTTCGGCGGCGATCGTCCTGTCGTATCCCGCTGCCAGCCGGTTGCGTTCCATCTGATCCAGCAGCTGCCAATACTCGGCCTGCAGCTTGAGCGACTCTTCAACCTTTTTCTCCTGGTCCGCCTGCTGGATCTGCACCTCAAGGGTCCGTTGCCGTGCCGCAAGAATATCCCGCTCCCGGTCGTAACGGCGCGTGATAGCCTCGGCTTCACCGAGATATCCGGTTCGGACCTGGTAATCGTCAAGACGCTGCTGCCATGCGGCCCGGTCCTCTACCTGCTGCTGAAGGATCTGTGCCTCCGCCAGCGCAATTCGTTTTGCTTTCTCCAGTTTCTGCTGGTCTTCGAGTTCGGTACGCTCCTTTTCCTGTGAGGCCACCGCAGCTGCGAGTTGTGCCTTGGTCGCGTGATGACCCCGCAGCTGTTTCAGCTCCTGCTTATGCTTCTGGTCAAGCCGGATCAGCTCCTGTTCGTCCCGATCCTTGCCGATCATTTCGTCGCGGGCTGCCATTTCGGAAATAATGAGACTGACGGCCTCGCGGTCCCGCAGGCTCTTTTCCGCTGCTCGCTTGGCCTTTTCTGCCGCACGTTTGGCTTTTTCCTCGGCAGCAAGGCGTTGCTCTTCTGCCTCACGCTTCTTCCGCTCTTCCGCTGCCTTCGCTATTCTTTCGCGTTCGGCCGCCTCTTTCTGGAGCTGCTGATTCGCCGCCTCTTCACCAGGATTCTCCGAGGCTCTTTTCTCTGCTAGGTTCGCAGCCCTCCAGGCGCGAGGGTCCCTAATCGACTCGACGGCCCATTTATATTTTTGAATGATGGTGTCGGGCAGGTGGGTCATGACATACGCCACCTCTCCCAGATCATTCGCCCACCCCTTGAATACCGACTGGTTGTTTTTTACAAACTCGGTGAGTCCTTTGATTTCGTTGGTGTACCCCTGGACAGCCCCCGACAGGTTGTCGGTGAAGATCTCGCCGATGGCCAGTTTCAGTTCATCGTGATAGCGCTTGAGGCTCCCGACCTGTTTACCGGCGGTCCCCATGGCTGCTTCATAGGTGCCGGCGATGTCTTTCCCCTTGGTGATAACGGCATTCGTCGCCGCCTGGATCTTTTCGTATTCCGTCAGCTCGTCGGTGCTCTTGTTGACCGAGGCGGCGAATTGCCGGTAGCTCTTTTCAAAATCGACGTTCAGCTCCATCGTCCGGAGCATTTCCGGCTGCCGTGAGACGATGCCGTAAATCATCTTCTGGAGCGCGTCGGACGAATTGGTTTGCGCGATGACGGCGGCGTCCTGGGCAATCCGCGCCAGCTCGGCCGCTTTGGCAAGATCCATATGGGCGCCGGCCATCCTTACCACCGTCTGCCGGGACTCCTCGGTAGTGATGCCCAATGCTGCGACGCTCTTGGCGTACTCATTCATCTGGAACGCGGTATAGCCGGCATTGTTCCCGACCACCTGCATGACCGGCGCCAGCGTTTCGACCCGGGCCGCCAGCATCGTCGCATCCTGCACATACTCCGCCAGCTTGAGGCCGGCAAGAGCCCCGCCGAGATACGTGATCGCCTTGCCGGCAAGCATCGATGCCGGGTCGATCGACTTGACGGACTCGGCCATCTTGCCCGCGGACTTGTCCACCTTATCGAAGTCGCTAACGACCTGGGCGGTGCCGTCCGCCTGAATGCGGATCATTATGATGTTGGAGTTTGCCATTCACAGCCTCGGTATGAACATCAGGTCCTTCATGTCAGCAATGGCGATCCATTCTTCCAGATCGAGTTCGTCGGGTCGAAACGGATATCCACCCTGCTGCAGCCGATAGAGAAACCAGATCTGGCTGAACCAGGGAGAGGGTATATAGGAGATTCGGCTGGGGCACTGCGCACAAACCTTTTCAAGCCAGGGACCCGACCCGGCAGCGCATTTCGCTTTCCGGGCCGGGGTGCAGTTGTTTTTCAGCTTCTCCAGCTCTATCCCAAAGGGACAATGTCGTCGCCCTCCTTCGGCTCTCCGGGCTCACCCTCCGGATCTTCTCCCTTCTGCTCCTCCTCGCCGGCAGTTCCCTCCCCGGCTTCAATCCCATCGTCGATCTCGGTTCCGCCAAGGTCTTCTTTAGCCTTGGTGCCCTCGAACACGTGCATGCCGAGCAGCATCAGCAGATCCCCGGCGGTTGCGGCCACCTTGGTTTTCCAGTCTTTACAGTAGCTGGGAGACGCCGAATCGGAGGCGATCGGTTTGCCATCGAACGTAAAGTCGGTCTCGCGGATCCCGGTGAGGATGAGCTCCCCGTATTCCGCCCGTGCTTCCGGGTACCTGGCCACAAGCTTATTGCCGGCCCGTTTCCAGCAGGCCCGGTTGAAGGCGATGCGTTCGGTGGTGGTTGGGAGCCGGTAAAAAAGGGCGATTTCGGTGTTGGAAATCGCATCGAGGATCTTCAGTTCATTCTTTTCGGACTGCATTAATTCCCGTGCCATGCAAGTTACTCCTTCGCTTTAAATGAAATGTAAAGCCGGTTCAAACCGGCGTTAATCGAACTTGAACGATATGTCGTCGTCGACGGTACCGGGGGTGAACACCAGGGGGAGTCCCATGGTCAGGATGTTCTCCCGGTTGCCGTACTTCGGCTTGTCGATCTGCACCGCCGGGCCGGTTATCTTGCACCGGTTCCCCGTCAGCTGGCCGATCGTGGCGGCAAAAGGTACCGCCTCGCAGGCCTCCCACATGGCCCAAAAATCCTTTGTCGCAAGGGCTACCACTTCCGGATCGATGTTCCCGGACACCATCCGTTCCTTGATGAACCACTGCTTGATGCCGGTCGCGGCGTTGAGGTCCGGTTCCTTGACGATGTCGTTCTTGATGTCGATCTTGATCCCGTCGATGACGGCCGCATAATCGTCGATAGCGAACTCGGCGGCGCGGACAAACGGCGGCACCGTTTCATTGAATGTCGGCGTCGGCAGCTCTCCGGCGACCGGCCCAGCGTGAATGCCGGTGAATTCCCAGGTCACCTTCGCATACTTGTTCACCGGCGCATCGATGCTGAACGTCCCCCTGCAGTCGATGATCTTGTGCAGGATCGCATCGAGATAGTAGTAGATCGTGATCGCCTCGCCATCCTTATCCGAGTGGGGGTCATAGCTGACGCTCTCCGAACCCGGGGTCGCGTCGATCGTCTGGGTGAAGCCGCAGCCGCGGAACAGGACGCCGATCTCCGGGGGGGTCGCCGCAGCCCCGGAACCTTTCAGCTCAGTGACAAACTTGATTCGCTGGCCTTCGCCGATCGCCGCAAACCGGTTCGCGCCGTAGCTCGGTTTGATGTTGGTGCGCTCGACCTTGGAATCGATGACGTCGTATTCCGGGTTCTCGCACAGGATCGCGTTGAGAATCGCCGTGGGGGTCGGGTCGGTGCCGAGCGCCGCCTGCACTTTTGCCAGGAGGACAGCCTTATTGATGTTCATTCGTTACCTCCCTGGCTTTCTCTCTCTTACCTTCCCGCTTCGGCTCACCGGTGTGCATCCTGGCGGCCATCGCTTCATCGTTGGCGTCCGGCTCCAGGCGGTCACCCGTCTTGACGAACGCTCCCGGTTTTCGTGGTTCCATTGTGTCCTCCTCAGTTGTCCACCGGTACCGGCTGATACATCCTGGTGCGGTACATGTGGGTGTATTCGATCATCCCTTCTTCCGGGGCGTAATCGGTGAGCCTGCGGGAAAGGCAGTCGAATGGCTCGATTCCGGCCAGGCCGAACGACTTCCCGCGGATCGCCGCGCGAACCACATCGTTCAGTGTGTAGATGTCCTTGGCTGCTTCCGCTTCGGATGCGTAATTCTGCACCTGGACAATAACGGCAAAATCGGTTGCGTCGACCGGCCGCGGCTTCGTGCCGGTATCGTCATCACCATCCCAATACACGAAGCAGGCGGGATACCCATAGGTGCCGGGTTCGGGAATGGCTTTCCTGCCGGCAGTGTCGACATGAGCAAAAACCGCCAGGGCGGTTATGACTTCCAGCAGCTTGGTCTCGACCGTCAGCACGTCCATCTACAGCCCTTTCATCTTGTCGCGGGTAAACTTGCGATCGGCGGAAGTGACGGCGGCGCCGCCGACGGAAACCGCCCCCGGCGGCGCCGCCTTTTCCGTTGCTCCGATGGTAATGGCACCCTTCTGGATCTCGCCCAAAATCTTCAGGGTGTTCTTGTAGTCCTCGGAGATGTTCTCCGGCATTTTGTTCTGGGCGCGGCGCTTGAGCAGACGGTAGACGGTGATATCCACCGCCAGGTCTTTCACCAGACCGGGAACGGGATCGAGGGGGAGAGCATATCTCCCCCTCAGGTACCCGTCGATCAGCTCGCCGGCGCCGGCGATCGCCAGGGCAACCGTCGCCTGGTTGATCGCCGCCGGCGGCACGGCGTCGTCGGTCAGCTGGATGAGCTGCTTTTCCGACATGACTCCCTTGAGATCGTCCAGGTCGCAGTACATGGGTTACTTCTTTCCTTTGGTTGCGGCCTTTTCAAGCGCGGCGACCTTATTGAGCAGCTCGTTGTTTTCTTTGAGCAGGTTCTCCCTATCAAATTTGACCGCTTCCAGTACCTCAATGTTGCGTTTGTTCTCTTCCTGAACGGCGGCGAGGTCTCTGGCCAACTGATCATTTTCCGCGGAGAGAGCGGCATTTACATCCCGCTTCTGGGTCAATTCCTCGTTGACCTGGTCAAACTGCTGCCTGAGATCGAGGAGCTCGTTGTGAATCGCGCCCACGTCTGGCTTCGACGTATCGAGCGAAACCACAAGGTTGATCTGCTCCCCCTCGTCATCAAAGACCTCCACGACCAGGTTGGGTTCCGTCAGCAGCTGTTTGATCTGCTCTTCGCTGAACTGGTCGTTCGGGTAATCGATGGCTGCAAGCGTGTGGGCAATACCGCACCGGCGGAAGCCGTCCTTCTTGGAGGTGATCCGGATCATGGCGTCTTGCCTCCCTTCTCCAGTTCGTAGCAGACCGTGTACGCGGCCCCGGCCCCGGAATACGGCTTGAACACTACCGAGGTAAACGAGCTGTTAAGCCCCAGGCAACCTCCGGTGCCGGGCAGGTATGCCGTGTTGTTGCCGAGATGGCGCTTGATCCTCTTGGCAGCGTTGTTGGAGTCGGAAGCTTCCCAGCAGATCTGTGCATAGCCGGCCGTGTTGACCGTGGCGATCGCGCCCTTGGTGGTAGTGGTCGTGGTGCAGACGGCGGACGCCTTGTCGGGCGAGTTGTATTCCAGGGGGCGGTTGTTCGGATCGACGACCCGCTTGCCCTGGACGGCATCGGCATCGGCCGCGAAGCCGATGAGCAGGATGCCGATGATTGCGAATAACGAAGTGATACGGTGCATGACAACCTCCATGAATGATGAGGGGCCAGGGATGCCGGTGCCGGCTCCCTGGTCCCGATTACCGGGTTACGGCAGCCAGGGGCATTCGATCAGCTCGACACGCCTGAAGTTGGTATTGCTGTCGCCACCGTTGATCAACTGTGCCTCGACGATCTTGCGGCCGGCACTGGCATTGCTGGAGCCGACCAACAGAATGTTCGGCTTTATTCCCAGCGGGCGGCCATAGTCGCCGGTGAAGGCGCCCATGGCATCATAGGTGGCCTCGAAGTTGGCGGGGTCAAGCTCGAGCTTGCTGCCGAACGCCATCTGCCAGAAACCGAACCCGACATTGCAGCGGGAGTCGACGCCGTACAGGTACTCCTTCTTCATGAAGACGTTCTGGTCGGTTTCCTTGTCCATGGCCACGAACTTGGCTTTTTTGCGCTCCTGGAAAATGACCGGTTTGAGCGGCCGCCTGGTGTCGAGCAGGAACCAGGCGTTACCGGCGCCCGCCTGGACGTTGGAAACGCTCGCGACGGTTTCGTCTGCCTGAATAACCGGATGATCCGTGTCGAAGAAATACTGCCCGTCATAACAGGCGGTGGTGAACCCGAGGAGGTACAGGGCGAACACAAGCTCGTCGGGATGTTCGGCGGCGTTCTGACCCAGCGTCTCAAAGATCGGGGAATAGACGCCAAGCTGATCGTCATCGATATCGTCACGGTCGACACCCACCGTCGATTCGAACGACTTGTTCTTGATGCTGTAGCTGTGGAGCTTCAGGTTCTGGATCTGCCGATCGCCGATCCATTCCCTCATCTTGGGAATTTTCCCGAGCCAGCCGTAATCCTCGGTCTTCGTCGACGACGGGACCAGTGTGGCCACTTTGCTCCACATGGGCGAGACGCCGGAAAACCCCCTCTGGAACGAGGTGTTGAAGGCCCGGTACAAAGCGGAAAGTGTGTTGGCATTCATGACGATGCCCATCAGCAGCATCGGTTCCGGGTTTTCCACTCCTGCAGCGGCAACCGCTTCATGCCCCGGAAACAGCCAGGCGGCGACTGCCATCACGAGCAAGGCGACGCCGAAAAAAGAAAGAAAGCGTTTCATGTTGATCCTCCGTGTTGGTTCGGGATTCGGGACTCGTAAATCCCATCAGTTAAAATGTCAGTCGAACTTTACCCAGACGCCGGTGGCGTCGACGTCGAACACGACGCCGGCCACTGACTGGTTCGTGTCGGTGTGCGAAACGGTTTCATCGTCAACGATGTAGCAGTTGTTGCCGATATCAGCGGCAACGACCGGATCGGAGGCGGAGTTCTTGAAGTGGAAGATGCCTTTTTCGATCTCGACGGTGGCTGCTCCGGCAAGTCCGGCCGAATTGTCGACAAATGCCTTGCAACGGCCTACCCCCAGGATGTCGGCGGCGGTTGCGCCGGGGGTGGCATTGCCGGAAGCGTCGCGGGCAACGAGAGCGCCGGCAAAAAATTTCTTGGCTGCCGCTGCCGGCAACGCAACGACGTCGCCGGACCGCCGCTGGGTGTTTCTGTCTTCTGTAAGTGCCATTGGTATGTTCCTCCGTGATTAATGGTGAAAGAGGCCTGTTAATCTTCTTTGTTGGCCTTGAGGTAATCCTCCTCGCTGATGCCGAGTTGTGAGCAGATTGCTTTCTCCTCGGCGTTCAAAGCCGTCCCATGCTCCGGCTTCCGCTTGTCCAGATCTGTCGCGTCGGCCACTTTCGGCGCGGTGGCCACGAACGCCTTGAACCGCTCCAACCCGCCTTCCTGCCGGCACTGGGCCACGTGGTAATCCTTCGTTGCCGGGGTGATCTTGCCAGCCTGCAGGGCGGCGTCGATCTCAGTGTTGATCGCCGTCTCCAGCTGCTGATCCTGGACGGTCTTCAGTGCCGTCTCGGCGGTTGTCGCCCGGTTGAGGGCGGTGTCGTAATCGGCCCTGGGAACGAACCTGTCCAGGGGAGGGCTCTGCGCCTGGTTAAGGGCGGTTGCCAGATTGGTCTTCATCTGGGCGATGTGGTTGAGGGCGGCGGCGAACGTGGTCCCCGCCGGCAGGCCGAGGGCGGCCAGCAACTGTTCCAGTTCCATGGATGATGCTCCTTTCGTTTTGTCCTCGCTGTTCAGTGCGGGAATGTCAAAATTCGGCGTGTTCGTGAGCCCGACGCTCTTGATGCCGACGATGTTCATGGTGGCCTTGTCGTAAATGATGGCTGGGGAATAGTAGGAGTACTCCCGATTCATCACCATCTGGTTCCCCCGGGGATTCCATTCCGTTTTTGCCCAGATCGAGCCATCGGCCCGCGCCTCCAGGTCCGGATGCCAGCCAACTGCCGGCGCTTCGTCCCCTTTCGGCGCTTTCAGTTCCGTTGCATGCTCGATGTCGATGGGGATCTTTAGCCCGCGCGCCTTGAAGAAATCGACGATCCCCTGGGGGTTGGCGTTATTCCAGGCGCGGCCGTCACGTCCCTTGACGATCTTCCCGGGAGGGATGAGCATCAGTTCCGCCGGCGGCTCGGTACCGGCCGGCAGTTCGAAGTTGAGCGCGATTACTTCCACGTCGCCCTGCAGGCTGTTCAGAGCCACCAGCAGTCCTCCCGGCAGACCGTCTTCAACAACCAGTATCTTCATCCGTTACTCCTTACGGTGCGATGCCGCACCGTACCCCAGAGGGGCGGTCTATGTTCAGTTGAAACGTTTCAATATTTACCGGTCCCGGGTTTGATGTTTGGGCCGACCCGGAATAGCATTTGAAAGCCCTTTGAGTCCGCCGCTGGCTGGCCAGCACCCCCGAGTGCGGGGGTATGTACCCCCAAACAGCCACGGGCGAAATTTGGCGCTCTCATTATTGATTCGTCCCGCCGGTCAGAATGAACGCTTCGAGGGCCGTCCTGATCTCCGCCCAGTCTTCGTCCTGGATCATCAGGAACTGGCGTTGCGGCATGTGAATCACGTAGGCCTTGCCGGCAACCTTCATCCCAAAGTGAGCCTTGCGCGGTTTCGAAAACCCGGCGCCGGCGTTTCTCCGGAAATGCAGGGTGCGTCCGTTCGGCATGTGCACGTGCCGGTTGGCGAGATCCTGGTTGGCGAACAGGTCGACCGTGTTGCGGCGAAAGTGGAGGATGCGGTCACGGGCGGGGTGATTGATCTCGCCACCCAGCTGGTGGATCCGGGCATAGATGACGTTGCTGCCGATCTCCACCGCGACGCTGGTCGCCTTGTAGTTGACGGACTTTGCCAGGCGCCTGGTCCTGGTCAGGGTGATGCCGCCGGTCCTGATCGCCCGAAGAGACTTCTGCCAGCGAGGCCGGCCCTCCACTTCGAAGTTTTTGATTACCGAGCCACGGACGATCTGGCCGACGATCTCCATGCCCGGCTTCATGTTGCCGAGGTGCCCCACGATGCCGCGGAACAGCTGGCGGACCTCCCGGTCTTCGTGGATGACTTTGATGGCGACGCCTGACATCATTCTCCCCCCTGGGCCTTCAGATCAGCCAGGAGCGCCATGCGGACCGGCTCCGGAGCAAGTTCCGCCTTTCCCCTGGCGACGGCGATCGCGTTGGCGTTGGCCGCCTCTCCCGGGTTGTACGCCCACCCCGGGTCGATTCCCTTCGGCACCCAGACTTCCTCGCCCGTTTTCGGGTTGGTCCACTTGTAGGTCTCGATTGCCGGCGAGTCGGAAATCTTCAGGCCGTCGCGTTCGATTTCCCGCAGCGACATCGAGACCACGGTGCAGCGACAGCCCCAGCCGTTGGGCGGGTAGTGGGTCCGCCACCAAGGGTCGTCGGCGGCAAGCACCATGTTGTGCCATTGCCGGTGCAGCGGCCTCGTGTTTCTGTCCATGACCGCCGAGTAGCGCCAGTACGGCCGGGCCAGCAGCACCGCCGGTTCGGTCATCGCCCGGTAGTGCCCCACCTGCAAAGATGTCTGGATGTTGACGTTGAAGATGGTGCGCAGCCGGCGCACGGAGCCCAACTGCACGGTGGTGACTTCCCCGGTAGCAGTGTCGACCGCTTCCTGTCGGCCCCACCACCCCTTCTCCTGCAGGAGCGGCGTCAGGTTCTTCTGGAAGGTCTCGAAGGTGATCCCATCCTGCTGCGCCTGGTCGAGAGCATCGAAGATGTCCTGGAGGATGTCGACCTTCGTCGCCTTGGCGACGGTGAAGCCCCGGGCGTGATCGGCCTGCCACATGTCGTGCCAGTCCCAGGAAATCCGGAATCCCTTGTCCAGGAGGTATTGAATCGCCTGTTCCGGCGGTACCGGCGCCAGGTCCACTTCCGGTATCATGCCTGCTGCTCCAGGGCGGTGGCGCGGCCGAACGCGTCGGCGCAGAAAAAAGAACGGGCCAGAGCTTCCGTCAAGGCTGAATCATCCATGGCGCCGTAGGCGTCCATAAGACGAGCCCGGGCTTCCTCAAAGCTCGCACTGCCGGCAACGATCTCCCGGATCTGCGCGAGCATCGGCTCCATCATCGCTTGCCACCCCTCAACGGATTTTGCCTTCAGCTCTTCTATGGCCTGCTGTTCCGGAGTGAGAATCAGACCAGATTCCGAGTTGAGGGCGGTGGCGGCCGCCTTCTTCTCCGGCGGTACCGGCGGTTCGATTTTCGGCGGTGCACCCAGGCATTCCGCATCCGGGGCAGGGTCGGAAAAACCGAGCTTGTCACGCACCTCGGAAACTTCCACTCTGAGCCCCAGGGGGACCAGCCGTTCCAGCGCTTCCGACAGCACGGGAATGTCCGCCTGCTCCGGTTCGCGGAAACAGAGGCGCGGGTATGCCTTGCGCGGCCCCCAGTTGAGGCAGATGTAGGGGATGATCAGGTCGCGCTCCAGCGTCTCGGCCAGCTGCTCCGCGTCGGCGTCGCGGATGTCCTCCCGCACCTCGTCGTGAACCTGGGCCTGGCTCTTGGACGAACCGTCGTCGGCGGTCATGGTCTGACCGAGGACCGCCTTTGACATCTGCTTGTCCAGGAAGTTGGCGACGTTGATGAACAGGTTCTCCCCGCCGGTGCTGCCGGACCGCTCGATGAGTTCGATCAGCATCCCTTCGGGAAAAACCGCGGCCGCGTCGCTGCCCAGGTTGGCGACCGCTGCCCGGAGGATGGCGATGTTGTCTTCCGTCTCGCCAGGGCGGTACTTGCCGACGCGCAGCGGCATGCCGAACACCTCGCAGTACGCGATCATGTCCTTGACGGTGAAGTTCTTGAACAGGAAGGTCCAGCCGGCCAGACGGGCAAGCCCGCCACGGATCGGAATGCCGGCTTTCAGCCGCGGGGTGTGGACGATGAACTTGTAGGGCGCCAGCGGGATGCCGTTCATCATGTCCGATTCGTCCTTCAGGCGCAGCTCCCGCAAAGTCTCCCGGTCGTACTGGAAGAAACGGGGATCGCGCCACTCCAAGCGGCCCGGTACCCACGGTGTCTGCGACTTGTCCCAGACGATCTCCACGACGCTGTAGCCTTTGCCGACGGCGTCGAGACAATCCTCGATCATTCCTTTGATCCCGGGACGGCCGAACAACGCCCGTATTTCGTCGGCCATTTTGATGTCCTCCGGATCGTCGGAAACGGACTCGACCACGACCGGCAGGCGGGCAACGGCACGCTTCCGGGTACCGAGGACGGACGCGTAGTGGGCATCCTTTTCTTCCATCTCCTCGGCAAGGGAAAGATAGGCGTCGGCGTTGCCTTCCTTCGCATCGCGGAGCAGTGCCGCCAGGCGCTGGGGGGTAAGGCCTCCGGAGACCTGCTCAAAGTTCCAGATGCTGCGGATCCCGGTGAGGGATGGTCGGGCCAGCTCCTGATCCAGGACCTGCTTCTGGATCGGCCGGTCATATGCGTCGTAAAGGGTAACGTTAGATGCCATCACCAGGCTCCTTCATGGCGGCCGACGCCGTGGGTGCAGCGGATCGGGCGGGGTAGGTCGTCAAGGTCTTTCTTTTTCACGCTCTGATAGCCAAAAGCGACGCCGCCGGAGCCGGCGGCATGGATGGCCAGGGCGAGCGCCCAGAAACGGTCGGCGTGACCGTTTTCGCTTCGTTCGGCGGTAAATCTGATGTTGCCGGCGGCGGTCGTTTCCTTGGTCACCGCCCGAAGATCGGCGCGTATGTCGGGATTGAAGGGAATACGGAGCTTGCGGTCTTCCATTTTTCCCCTGACCGGATAGGCCAGCTCCTCTTTCACACGGGCGTTGAAGGTGACGTTCTCATAGCGGTATGGGCCATATTTCTTCTGGGCGTCGTCTCCCCAGCCTATCCCCAGGCCGGTATAGTCCTGGCAGGTACGCAGCATCCACTCCACCCAGGGCCACAGCACCTTTTCCTGGTCCGGTTTGCTCATCTTGCGCAGTTCGATCACCTTGCGGGTGTAGAGCACATCGCCGAGCAGCTCCAGAACCCAGATTACGGTCAGATCCTTGGTGCGGCCGATATCGATGCCGGCGAATACCTGTTTCCCCTTGCATTCCTCCGGGGAGTCCCATTCCCACGCTTCGTTCGCCGGGTACTCCGCCCTTGCGATGAGGTCATACTCCAGGAATGCGGTCTCATCGTCCCCGGGTACACACATGTATTCCTGCAGGAAGGATTCTTCATCGGCGCAACCGTTCTTGATGAAGTCGAAGTACTGCGCTTCATCCATCTCCTGTTGTTCCGCATCTTCCGGGAGGGCCTGCTGAAGCTTGAAGAGAAATCCCTGCTCCAGGGCATCCTGCAACGTGACCTTGTGATGGCTGATCCGCTTGGGATTGTTTTTCTCCAGGATCTCCCGGATCAGGATGTTGAAGAAGTTGCCGCTCCCGCGATGGGTGGAGATGACTTCCATGCTCCCGCCCCAGGTGAGGCCGGGATAGGCTATTGACCACATCATGCGGGGATCGTCGCCCAGGGCAAATTCATCCAGGACTCGCCCGCCGCGTTTTCCGGCCTGTGCGTCCGGGTTCGAGCTCATTGAGTAGATGCATTTTTCGGTGGCGAACTTCAGGACCTGGGCGGTGATATTCTTCTGTTTGTCGATGACGATTTCGCCGAGGTCCTCGGCGGTCATCTGGAAGACTTTTGCCCACATCCTGCAGTCGAGCAAAAACAGCTTGGCCTGTATTTCGTCCCGGCTGGAAACCCACTGATCGTGCCGCGCACCCTGTTTGGCCGTACGCTCGACGCATGGGTAAGCGGTTGACCACGACAAGCCGATCTGGCGGGATTTCTCCATAAGCTTCAGGCGGCTATGGTCTTTGATCCACCGTTCCTGATAGGGGAGAAACAAACCCGCCGGATTAGGCGGTATGATCTGGGCTCTTCCTTTGTGGGTCATGCCATCCTCAAAACTTCTTTCCAGATCCTGTCAATCGTGTCCTCGGAAACCCCTGCCGCCTTGGCCGTCTCGGTTGCCTGTTTCGCCGCCTCCTCCATTGCTTGCTGACGAATCTCCTTCTCTCTCTGAGTATTCAGATTTGCCGCCTTCTCCAGGCGCTGCATTGAAAGAGCGAGGGTGTTCAGCATCTTGACGGCCTGTGGCGCCGTTTTCTCATCGAGCGTACCTTCACCGGCAAACATGGAGAGGTCAAAGGCAAGGGTCCGGAGGATCTCGTTGATCAGCTTGCCGACTTCCCCCTGGGGGGCAGCACCGAGTTTGCCGATCCACATCTCGGCCAGCTCGCGGGACTTTCTGAGTTTTTCCCCTACCTCCTCCATGCGGATGGCATAGCGATTGACCGCACTTTTAGAGACCCGTTCCTCGTGCCCCTCCTCGACAAGCGCCTGGTTAATCTTCTTGGTCACCTCCAACTGGGTGACGCGCGGATCGCGGAGCAGCTCGATCAGCTTGGTACGGATATCGAGCGGGAGAAGGTCGATGGATGATCTCTTGTGACCCATGATTACCCCTTTGGCCGCGGCCGCTTGACACCGGGGGCGGTGGCTATGCCTTGGGCGACGTCGAGTCCCCGGGAAGTAAGGGTGGCCACATAAAAGCCAAGGCTTTCTTCAATGGTGACCAGCCCCTGTTCCTTGAGCCATGCCAGGAGCGTCCGGACGCAATCACGGCTGCACTTGTGCCCCAAGCGCCCCATGCAATCCTGCAGCATGGACTCGTTGACCGTGTAAGCAGTCGTGTCCTGCTCCAGAATGCGCAGGATGGCAAGCCGCTGATCCTGGGCGTACAGATCCGAAAACATGTTTATCTCCCTCCCCCGAGCAGATGTTGCTGAATGGTGTCAAGGGCGCTGCCGATCCCTTCCATGCGGCCTTTTACCAACCCCTTTATCTCATGCAGGTCATCGCTGATTTCCTTCAGCTGTTTGGCCGTGATCCGGTCGTTTTCTTCCATGCGTGTGTGGTTGCCACACACGGGCATTGAGGTTACGGCTGTTTCAACCTTCACCATCCGGTCCTCCAGGCCTTTGAACTTTTTGGAGTTGACCTTTTGCTTGTTGTTCCACCAGACCCCGATGAGGAGGGCGACATTGAATATGAATTGGACGACGCTGAACCAGAACGCCCAGGCCGGATAGTAGATGTTCACAAAGCCCTCCAGTGGGAATCGATTTCATGTTGTTCCTGGCAGGGAACGCACCGGCGGCAGCCGGGTTGCGCCTGCCGCCGTGCTTCCGGTATTTCGTCGCCGCATTCGATGCAGGTGCTCCCGACGTAAACGGCGGGCTCTCTCGTGCGGCGGTTCAGCCCCAGGGCAAAGGCCTGGAAGTCCTCGTTGACCGCCTGGGAGCGGTCCATTTCGTCTCCCATTACTGCTCTGACCCGCTGACGAAGCTCAGCTGGGGGAACCCGGCGGCGCTCGCCTCTTCGATAGCCCGTTTGATTTCGGCGGGGTCGGTGAGGTCGGCCGTGCTGATCTGGATCAGCTTGCCGCCCACATCAAACACCAGGCGTTCGGCAACGGGGAGGAGGGCGAGGATAAGTTGGAGGGTAGACTGGTTCATTTCTCACCTCGCCGAAAGGATTGAAGGAGCGCCTCCATGTCCATGGTCAAAGCCATAAGACGGGGCATGGCCTGGTTGTATGAATTGGCTTCGCCGGTCTGGATAAAAACAAGAAAACCATCGGCGGCAGTTGTCCAGGCCAGTTGCGCCTGCTGGTAGATCCCGGCGGCCTTGTCGCATTCCGCCTGCTTCATTACCCCCTGCGTGCACAGCGCGTCGGCCGTCGTCGCCGCGGCGACAATGCCCTGGCGGGAGGCGAGCAGCGCCTTTGCCGCTACGCTCTGGGGTGACTCCTTTGCGCCGGTGGAAGCGCATCCGGTGAAACACAGCGTAAAGGCCAAAAGGAGGGCGAAGACGATGAACAGGAGCAGACCCGGCCGCGCGAACCCGGGTTCCTTGGAGATGGTCCAGTCGAGAGGTTCTTTGGTGATAAGCCTCAGGACGGTATTGATCAGCCCGAGAATCACCAGCTGATTTTCAGGGTCGATGACGAAGCCGAGCTGGGTTTGCGCCACCATGGCCAGGATGGCGATGAGGTTTACCCAGAGGGTTTTCGACTGCCAGAGCTTCTTGTACTCCATTGGAATCCTCCTTGTTCAGACTGCGATTATGCCGGGCTTGTAAACGGTGCGGCCGGCGACCTTGATGGCGGTGAGCGATTCCCCGCGGGGCTTTTTGGCGAGGCCGATGTGAACCCAGCCGTTGGGACCGAATTCATAGATGACCTGGTCGATGTCGTGCATGTGATCGCGGATGAACTCGCAGACCTGGATGTTGGGAACCCCCTGGACCGTGAAGTCCGCCGCCAGCCCGAAGCGGTGGGCCGAGGTGGGGGAGCCTTTGATGGCGCGGTTCAGCTTTTCGCAGCGGAAGCCGCTGGAGACGATGACCGGCCTGCCGAAGTGGCGCCGGATCTCTTCCAGGTATCTGGCTACCTCGGTCAGATTGGTCACGACCTCTCCGGTAGGCGTGTTGTCGATGCCGAGGCGGGCCGCGGTCTGGCTGAACAGGAACTCTTCCAGAGTGAAATGGTCAGTCAGTTTCGTCATCTTCTCGCTCCTCCTCCGGACATTCCTCGTGGGCGCACCTGGTAGCGTCGTTCGCCGCCGGGCATTGTTTGTCTGCTCTGCGGGACATGCGGCAGTAACCACCTGACATAAGATCTCCGGGACTCGGGATTCGGGACTCGGGATCCGCAAAGGCCGTTACGATTTACGAATCACGGTTCACGAATCCCGAATAAGGGTTAAGGTGGCTGCACCGGGGAGACTAGACCCGGTGCAGCCTGTGCAAAGGAGAAAAGCATGACACGTGGGGGATAGTAATGGCGGGGGGGCGAGCTACTAAGTTGAAACGTTACAAAACAAAAAACCCCTCACAGGGGGGTGTGAGGGGTTGCGGATTCGGCGAAAGGTATACCGAATCGGAAGAAGTTGTCAAGAGGCTGTTTACTCCGGGTCGACCCCGGGCAGCGTCGGTTGCGTCTTCTTGTGGTGGAGGGCTTTCATCCGCTCGATGATGAGGTAGACCGACCGCTCGGTGATGCCATACCGTTGGGCAAGCTGGATGTGGGTCACGCCGGGCTTGTCGAAATCCTCCCAGATCTGCCAGTCGCGTTCGACCAGGTCTTTGGTCGGCACATAGAGCTGATCGCCGCCGGCCAGCCTGATCAGGGCGCCGACACAGGCGGTGGCGCCGATTTTGGCCAGGTCCGTGGTTATCCCCACTTTGGTAAGAGCCGCGTCGAATTCCCGTTTCAGGTCGTCGGGCAGCGCGCTGCGTTTGGGCATCTATCCTTCCTCCATTCAGGGCTGCAGCCCTTTACGTTTCGCGTCATAGCCGAAGGCGGCAACAATCTTCCAGAGGTCGCGGGGACCGCAGAACTCCAGCGCGTTCTTCTTGCAGATCCGCCGGGCCATTGACTCGGCATATGACCAGGGCAATTTCCGCTCCGTCAGGCACGCCTCGATCTTGCCGAGCAGCTCGGCACGATCCGGGACCTCCATGTTGTTCGGCCTGTTCCGGGACTCGTGAACCGGGACTCGTGAACCGGGGGAAACCAGCTCTTCAAGTCTCTCGATCAGTTGCCATCGTTCCCGGGCGGTGAGGTTCCTGGAGGAGTCGGTTTTCCCCTGGCTGACATCGAGAATGATGTCGCGGTAGTTTTCCTCCTCGAACCCGGGGCGGTCTTTCATGACCTGGTTCTTCAGCGCGTGGATCCGCGGCCGGTCCCGGTCCCATTGCTGCTGGGCGGTTAGTTTTTTAAAGGGCTTTGCAGCCATGTTTAAACCTCGTTTGAAGGCCGGGATCCGGGACTCGGGATCCGGGACCGGTGAAATCCATTTAAAGCTCGTTTAAAGGCGGGTAAAACTGTGGGTTCGCCGGGACGTCGCACCAGTTGCCCTTCGGGCACGCTTCGCACTGCTCCGGGTCGAACAGCGGACCAGTTTCGCAGGCGCAATCCGGCGTGTTATGAGGCGTCATGGCGCAGCACTGATAGCAGCAACAATCGCGGTAGGTGTAGTCACTCATCCGCTTTCACCTCGCTCTGGATCCCGTGCGGGTACATCCGGTCCAGCTTCTTCTCCAGGTTCGCTTTGATGCCCCCCATCACCCATTCGTCACGCTCCACCAGGAGCTCCAGGAGGCGCTTGTAGCAGCCCTTGATTTCCTGGTCGGCGTAGACCGTCTCGATGTCGCGGATGGTGGGAAGCGGCGTTTCCATGAGGGCGGCCAGGTCTGCCCGGCTAAACTTCAGTACCGACAGCCGTATGTTTTTGAACTCTCTTCCGGTCATTTTGATACGGCTCCCGTCACTATTCTAAGATCGTGGGCGGTTTTGATTCTGTCCTCATATTCCGCCTTAGCTTCGGTGTCTTCGCCCCAGTCGCCGTCCAGCGTGTGGCACTCCCGGAGGGCTTCAGCTTCTTTCTCAATTAGTGCGGCCGCATGGGAAGCTATCCGTTGCATCCGTATTAAACGCTTGAAACCGATCTGGTTCTGGCTTTGAGTCATGAAAGATACCCCCCCCCCTCGAATTCGGGACTCGTGATTCGTAACGGCAGGATCAGCTGCCACCAGCCGCTTTGGTCGATCCGTTCCGCGTTCATATCCGCTGCTATCCTGTTCATCCTGTCCATCCCTTTAATGGTTGCCAAACATCTTCCGGAAGTATTGCCGGGCCTGCTGATACCCGTCTTCGCCGAACAATTCGGCTTGCTCGGTTGGCTGCTCCCGGGCCGGTACCGGGACCGGCGGCTGTTGCGGCTGCCGCGCCAGGCGCTCGGCCTCGGCCGGCTGCAGGCCGCCGTCGTGGATCATGATGGCGATCCGCTCTTCCAGCTCATAGTCCATCCGCTTCGGCCAGCCTCAGGATCTGCCGCATGGCGGGGTCCAGCTGCGCGGCGGTGGTGACGGCCTGCTCGATGCGCTTCAGCCGTGGGTAATCGTGCAGCTGCATTTCGAGGCGTACCCGCTCGATGCGCAGGTTTTTCACTTCCTCCTGAAGGAAGAGCTCCAGCGGCGTCGATTCCTGCAGGTGAGCCGTGATGTCCGCAGCCAGGTCCTTATGCGTTCTGGCCTGCATTCTGATCATCGTTTGACCAACGGCTTCGAGGCTTATGTTTACCCGCTCGATAAGCGGGTTCAGGTTTTCCATTGCGTGCTCCTATGACCTCAGTTTTCCATACGCAGCGCCTGTGCGGCACGGCGTAAATCCAGGGAACGATCGAGCCGGAAAAGAATCTCCTGCTGCAGGGTGCGACGATGGTAATGGGCGGACTCCTGGAGCATGCGGAGCATTTCCTGATCGTCTCCGTCGAACGGCAGCGGCACCAGATCCTGCTCCAGTTCGGCCACGGTTTTTAGTGCCGGCAGGTGCAATTCTTCCGATTCTGCCGGCTTCTCCGGCACAAGCGCTGCAGGGGGGGGTAGCGCGGGGCTTTCCTCTTTGGTTACCGGCTCGCCGGTAACAGGGTCTTTCCCTTTACTGACGCGGTCATAACAGCGGCCGCACTTATCGACCGTCGCCAAGGTCAGATTAGGGCGCTTGCACGTCGGGCACGTTACTTTTTTGCTCACGTTGTTCTCCTTTACGACCGGCGCCGTCGGCGCCGGTTTGCAGAGCTCTTCCTGTTTTGTCTCATTTTTTGAGGCGATTACCGAAGTGGCCAAAGCTGTCTCTTCGTGAACGGCCGAAGCGGTTGACGGGGATTCGGAAACTGTTTCCTGGACGATCGCCCCGGTTTCGTGAACGACTGCCGTTTTCCGCCTTTTTTTGCGATCGGCGGTGACCAGATTCATCCAGTCCCTCCCGGCCGGAACCAGTTTCTCGACCGCCGCCGGCGGAGTGAGGACCGTCTCGATCGGCGTCTTTTCCTGGGTGCACTTGAGGCAGAGATAGTTGCGTCCTGGAAACTCGCTGTGGGCCTTCCGTTGATTGAGTTCGCACTGACGCATGGTGATCCGTGCTTCCAGCAGCACGCAGTCGAAGAGCTGGGCGAGAAATGCTTCTTCCCGTTTTTCGAAGTCAATCTCTTGGGCCAGCGACTCCATCATGGCTATCCCTTTTTGACCTGCCGTCGCTCTTTGCGGGCACGTTCTATGGCCTTCAGCAGATCCTGAAACGCCGGGGTCGGCTTCCGGATCGGCACGGTGCTGATGTGATAGCTTTCGCTGAGCTTGACCTTCACTTCGGCACCTCCGCAAGGGGATAAACAAGCCGTTTGACGGGAGGAAACACGCTGTCACCGGTGGTGCAGGCAACCGAATTCCCCCAGGCGAAGCTGCGGGCGAAGCCGATGCGGTAATACCAGTAGGTGCGGGAGTGGAAGGCGTCGTCATCGTAGGAGGTAACCTCCTCGGCCGGACCCATTTCCGCCTCAAAAGCGGCGATCTCGTCGCTGCAGGTGTAGGTGACCGTGGAGGAGTCGCCGCATCCGCACAATGCCAGCAATGCCAGTGCTGCCGTAATTCTCCGTATCATGACCTTTCCTCCTTGGCTGCATCATCAGGCCCCGGGCGCCACCCCGGAGCGACGGGAGTACATAAAATCGTGCACAAAACACATAATTTTATGTACTCGCCCCGTTACGCATGGGTTAGAATTTCAGACCTTTCCTTAGGGAGCCGTTGTAACAACCGAGGCCGTTGAACCGTTTAACCGTCCATCCGGATGCGCATTTATCTTTGGCTTCTCCGTTGCCGCCGCGCTCGCACTCACAGCACGCAATCCAGGCGAGGACATCGCCTTCCTTGAAAGAGTGCTTTGTATATTTGGCGCTCATTCCCTCGTCTCCTTTGCCGTCCACAGCTGATACGGCTTCTTGGTCTCCATCTCGATCATGATGCACTCGCCACAGCGGCCTTCATGCTGCTTGGTGCTGGCGTCAGCGCAGTTGGCGCAGGTGCCGCGGAAGTATTCAGGTGTGCACATCAGGCGGCCTCCTCTGTGTATTTCATCCCGCAGAAAGGGCAAAAGGAGTGCAGGATTTCGACCTTGATCGGCTTCTTCTTTTCATTCGTTTGCACCTCGAGTGTCGAGTACGTCACGCACCGCAGCTTCAACCCGTTCCTCTCGGATTGTGAGATAGGGAAAGCAATTTCCTTAAACGACATACTCTTGATGGTCGCCTTGTGATGTTTGGTTATGAACTCCTTGATCTTTCCTGCTTCGTCGCTTTCAAGCGACTTCCGGCAATCGCACATAAAAAACCCCCTATGCCGCCAGATCGAGCGGCAGCGGTTTATAGCTGCCGTCTTCCTGGCGCTCGTAGATCCGCAGGTACGCTTTCGAATCCACGACCTGGAGCGATTCGCCGATGGCGGCCATGGCGTTCAGCCAGCGCTCGTCGGTGATGTCGAGACGCCGGAGAGAGAGGATACGGTTGGTGTTGAGCCGTCCCTGCTTGTCGACCTGGAATACGTCGTTAATCAGGCTTCTCAACTCGGACCGGCTGTCCGCCACCCATTCGGTGATGCATTCGTCGATCAGTGCCTTGGCCGCCTGGAGGCGCTCGTCAAACGCCTGCCGCTCGTCGATGGCGCGGACGATCTTGTAGCGGCCGTCATAGCTGGTGAGGGTGACATTGCCGACCTTGCCGCCGAGCTTGGCCTGGTACTTCTCCGCCGACAGTTCCACGAAGGCGCTGATATCCGCCAGTGTGTGCTGTTTGAAGGAGGCGATGATCCCCTCCAGCTCTTTGGCCTTGACCACGATTTCCTTTACCAGAGCGTCCCGCTCCAGATCGATCTGCCTGATCCTCTCAATAGGGACGTGCCGTCCCTGGGCGTCTTCCATGTACCCTGCAGGTACCGACTGTTTTGTCATTGCATTTCTCCTTTTATGGTTTTCCCGGTCCCGGATCACGAATCCCGGATCACGGCCTCAATACGGCATTCCCCAGCCCGGACCGGGGTACATGTAGATGCCGCGCTGTATTTCAAGCCAACTCTCGAACTTGCCCATGCAGACGCGGCATTCCTGGTAGTTGTGGCCTGCGGTACCGAAGCTGCTGCATGCCCACAGGGGGCCGTAGCCGGCGATTTCACCGTGTTCGTTGACGTCGGCAATCCTTACCTTTGCCGCGCCAGCGGCGACCCCGTGAGCCTCGTGCTCTGCAGGGCTCCCGACCGCACCAGCTTCTCCGCCGTGCTCGTCGCCCGCCAGTCCGACAGCCGGCGCGTTCTCCTGAGCTTCCCTGAGCGCATTAAGCCGAACCATGACAGGATCCTCTTGATGGTCGTTCTCTTCAGCATGACGTATCTCCTCTCTGCGCTCGCGGCGCCTCTCAATGATCGTGTGTGCCCACTTGGCGAGGGCAAGCAGGCCGATAAACGCCATGATCGCGGCAAAATAAAAGGCGTAGAACATGGCGACGTTGTGAATGACCTTCTGCAGCAGACTCATGATTCCCTCCTGGCCAGTGGCCGATTTCAGCACTTGCCCTCACGGTTCGTGTAATAAAACCACCTGGAACTGTTCTTGCCGAGCCGCCGGGCGTTGGTATGGACTTCCTCCCGGAGCCGATCGGCGTCGGAATCACGAACTTCCCTCGCTTGCCCGGTGGCCTTGCGGATCGCCTCCGCCAGCTTGTTGCCCATCTGTTCCGCCTTCTCTTTCGCCTCGTCGAATTCCTTATCCAGCTGCGCCTGCAGCGCGGCTTTCCGCTTCTTGTGCCGGAAGTACTCCAACATGGAGTAAACGGCGAAGCCCAGGTTGCAGCCGAGGGAAACGAGAATTAACAGGTCGATCGCTTTCATCATTTCCCCCCTTTCTGCGGGCACTGCTTGCACGCGCGGTACAGCCGGTGGCGGCTGGTGGAGAAACCCTTGACCCGTTCCTCGGCGCAGACGGCGAGGGGGATCTCCCCCAGCACGGGGCAGATGGTGGTCTGGTTGCCGTAGACCTCGATCACCTTGCGGTAGACATTGTCCAGGTTCCCCTGATACCTGTCCCGCAGGACCTGGTTGATGGTCGGCGGCGAATAGCCGAGCTCTCGGGCGACGGCCGCCTGACCGAATTCGGCCACCTTTTCCTTCAGGAGGGCGAGGGCGTCACTCTGCGTCATCGCTGCCTCCTTTCCAGACCACTTTCCGCTGATTCGGGTCGTACACCTGTTTGACCCGCTGCACCTGCGGCGGTTTCGGCCCCGTGTAGCGGGAGGCGACGAACCGGTAGCGGGCGACCCGCCCGGGGGTGGTGGCGCTGCCCGGTTTCGATTCGACGGTGATGGCCAGGTACCCGGCCTTGTGGAGGTAGTGGATGTAGCTCTTCGCCTCCAGCTCGGCGATTTGCACGTCATCGGTGGAGGCCTGCACGGCGAGATCCCGGGCAGAGAATTCCTTGAGGACGCGCATGGTGCGCCACATATTTTCCCGGCCGCGGCCGCTGGTGACTTCGCTGCCATCCCGGCGCACGCGGGGGGCTTCGACGCCGCCGTCACGGGCCAGCCGGTGCACGGTGGCGCCCTTTTCGGTGTCGTGGTAGTACTCGACGATGCCGGCGGCTCGCAGGCCGGTGAGGTATTCGCGGATGGTGTCTTTGGAACAGTTGGTCTCGCCCCAGAGGTCGGTGGCGGTGAATACCCTGAGCCGGCGGATCGCCGCCCAGATGGCCTCCCGTGTTCCCAAGGGGCTGCGCTTGTCGATCGGTTTCAGGCCCATCAGTCCCTCCGCTTGGGGGGCTCGCCGGTGAACAGCTCCAGGCCCCGGGCATCGGGTAAGGTGAATTCGGACATGCCGCGGGACACCGCTTCCTCCTGCATCCGCTCCAGGTTGACGCAGATGCGGCGGGCGCTTCCCTTGGAGGCGCGTTGGATGTGTTCGAGGAGATCGTCGGCGATGGCGACCTGGGTGCAGTAGAGTTTGCGCAGGTGCTGGGCGTCGGAGATATCGGCAGGCTGTGCGAGGACGAAATCGAGAATCCGGCCGTGAACCCGCTCCCACCGTTTGAGCTTGAGGGGGAGTTTCTCTTCGCCGATCATCAGGATCGAGGTGCGGCAGCCGTCGTGAATGTCGCGAACGGTTTCGATGTAGCCGCGGGCGACGATGTTGTCGGTCTCGTCAACGATCAGCGGCCGGCCGGAGGCGTCGAGCTGCCCGCATACCTGGTCGAGCATGGCGTAGATGGTGCTTGCCGGTGGGATTCCCATCTCCTTCAGGACGTTCTCCAGGAACGCCTTGCGGTTCCAGGAGTCCTTCGCCTCGACCCGGTAGGCCCGGTACTTGTTGGCGGCATAGATGGCGGCCGTGCTCTTGCCGTAGCCGGAGGGACCACTCAGGACCACGAGTCCCGGGAGGTGCTCGGAGCGGTGGAGCGCCCGCTCCATGCCGCCGAGGCAGAGGGCGACGTTGGTGAGTGGCGCGATGGTGAGCCCCTCGTTGAAATTGGCGTGATTCTGTGTCATACTACCTCCTGTTCTCATTGAAGTTCGCCCATCAGGGCGATGAAAAGCCGGGGTGGCCGCCCCGGTTTTTTACTTTATGGGCCCTGCCTATTTCCGCAGGCTGTACATGTCCTCGTCGATACCCCTGAAGGCCCGCCAGTCGGCCGTCTTTCTGAACCCCTCGTAAAACCTCAGCTGCGCTTCGCCGATTTCCTCGCCGCCGACAATCAGCCCGTCGAGCGCGCACCAGAGCCGGTACCGTTCTTTCGCCGTGGCGGGTACGGTGAAGGTGGCGGGCTGGGCGACGGGGGCCGGCGCCGGCGGCATTGCCGGCCGGGCCATTTCGATTTCCAGCTGACGGCGGGCTTCGATGACCTTCGGCTCGGGGGTGATGTTGTGCGCCTCGAAGACGCCCTGGCGCTCGGCGCGGATCTCTTCGGCCTTTTTCTCCACCAGCGCCAGGCGGCGCGTTTCCCGCTGCTCGAGGGCGATCTCGACGGCGGAGGGGGCGAAGAAGGGGATCTCGCTGTCGTGGTACTTGGCGCAGCAGATGAGACGTTTGTGCTCGGTGTCGCGCACCCAGACTTTGCTTCCGTCCTGGACCTCGTATTCGAGGATGACCTTGCGGCCGTGGTAGTGCTCCAGGTCCCGGTGGTAGTACCAGTTATCCTTGCCGAAGAGGGTGACCCGGCCGTTTCTCGTGGTAACTTCCTCCCAGGGGCGGAACAGATCGGCGAGCTGGTCTTCGGGAAGGGACGAGGGGCGCCACCCCTTGTCGATGAACGTCTGCAGGTATTCCCGGGGGGACATGTGACGGATGCGGCCGGTCTGCTGGTCGGTGATTTTCGGCAGCTTGGTGTGCGGCCGGTCGTTGTATTCGTCCACCGTTTCCTGGACAAGTGCGAGGAAGTCGTTCCAGCTGATCAGGAGCTTCGATTGCGGCCGGCTGCCGGTCTTTTTCGCCTCGCGGACCGACTTTTCCAGGTGCAGGTAGACCTTCCGCGCCGCGCCCGCGTCCATGTCCTTTCCGGTATAGGTGGGGAGCCGCTTCATCATCGGGATCCACACGGACTGGTTGGGCCGCTCGATGCGGCCGCGTCCCTTCGGGTTGCCGGGACGGCCGTGCTGGTGGGTGATGCCGAGGCGGGCGTAGCGGCCGAGGTAGGGATCGGCGTTGACCGCAGCCTCGTTGCCGGCGCCCTGGTCGGTGTACCAGATGGCGATCATGCCGCCGATCGGCTTCGATTCATTGATGGTCATGGCATGGCGCAGCGCGTCGGCGACGGTCTGATTGCTCTCGGCGAGCCCGGCGGACCAGCCGAACATGAAGCGGGTCGTGGCATCGATGACGCCGCAGATCTCCGGCTTGAAGTGTCTGCCGTGGCGCGGATGGGCGACGTACCCCTTGCAGCTGTGGCCGTCGCACAGTGCGATGGCGAACGGCTCATACATGGAGGCGTCGCGGGTCTTGTACCCCTTGAGGCGGGCCAGTTCGGCGCCGGTCATGCGCCCTTTCTGGATGTCGAGGCTGCTGAATTTTTCGATGAAGCGGTACGCCTGGTCGCGGGTGGGGATGACGGCTCCCGGGAGGTCTCTCGTCATGTCGGCGATCGCCTGTTGGACGGACGGTTTCTGCGGCCGGCGGTAGAACCTGAGGAAGTCGGGAGCCCAGGCGGGCATTTTCGGGGCGCCGGTGTCCGGATCCAGCTCGGTGTCTTTCGGCGCCAGGGCGACCGGGTTGCCTTTTTCCTTCCAGGTGCCCCACCAGCGGTACAGGCTGCGCTCGCTGAGGGCGCGTTTTTTGGTGTCGCGGCCGCTCCGCTTGTTGGCCACCGCCACCAGGTCTTGGACACCGGCGGGAAGTTTGCCGGCGGCGGCCAGGGCGACCAGGTGCCGGATGGCGCGGGAAACACCGATACCGGAGCCGTCGGCCTGCTCGATGAGCCGGATGAACCGCATCCGGGCATCCATGCACTCCCGCTGCCATTCCTTCAGCTCGGCCGGCTTGGCGGGCAGCTGCTCGTCGATGGTGGCGATCGCGTTACCCTGGGTAATTGCAGGGACCTCGGCGACAACGGACACCAGCGCGTGCATCAGGTGGTCGCGGGTTTCAACGGGGAGGGCCGAGATGGGGTATTCGCGGCCGCCGCCGCGTCCCTGGCGATTGCGGAATTCCCAGTTCTCCCGGTTGGCCATGATCTGTATGGCCCGGACCTTCGACTCGAACTTATCGGTCGTGGACTTCGGCATCCCGGGAAGGTCTACGAGTTCGGCAGCGGTGTAGTGGGTCTTCTGCAGCTCCATGGGAGCCACCTCCTGAATTGCATTGCAGTGGCTAAGGCTGTTTTTCCAGCTCCTGAAGGAACATCAAGCGTTTGCGCTTGTCGCTTTTGATTCGTTTCTCTGCCTCGTCAAGCTTCTGAATCTCGGCCCTGAGCGCATCCGGCCCCGGAAGGGTATACACTCCTGCCGCCTCCGCCTGGATCCTGATCAATTCGATGTCGCCCGTGGCGACACAGAATGCCGGGTAAAGCCGGCCCGGCATTTCGTGGGGATGGCTATCGGCGGTCCAGTTGTTGATCATCTGGACGGTGATGCGCTCGCCGGTGAGTTCGGTCATGAGGTCCGCAATGACCTCGCGGGATTTGGGAGCGTTCTTGATGGCATTCTTAATGGCGAGATCGATCTGGGCGGAAATATCGAGACGGCCAGGGCGCGTGGCCTGCCGCTGGGATTGTTCCTGGCGGAGGATGTCGAAGAGGTTCAGCTGGTCGCTGACTATATTTTTTCGGCTCTTTGTCATTGCTTGCTATTCATTTTTGGGTTAAATTCCGTTCGCTACGTCAAACATTTACGCCGCCCGGCCCCACAGCTTTTCATAGGTGGTGCCCAACAATTCGGCCGTGACCATTTTGACGTTCCGGCTCTCGGCATGGCCATGTAGTACCCGCGAGACACAAGACGGCGTAACCCGGGCTTTTTCGGCGACGTCCTTGTTCTTGATCCGGTTACGGACTAGCAACGATCTCACGTATGCGTTTTGGTCCATTTTTTTGGCCTTGGCTGTTTAAAAAATTAAACTACGGAAACATAAATAACTCCGTTTTTAGAAACAGTCAACGGGTAAATTTTGTTTTCGTAGTTAATTATCTTTAACTATCATGTATATTTGCGCAACATTTTGTATTTATTGCATTTATTGAACTACGAAATGAGTTTTTCTTTTCGAAGTTCTTTTCGGGGTTTAGTCGTGAACTACGAAAAAGAAAATACTGACTTCAAGGCCCGCCTCCAGGAACTGATAGGCGATGAAAAGCCTTTTCCATGGGCTAGCCGCATTGGTCTTACCCCAGGGGTGTTCAATAGGATGTGGAACGAAGGTGTTATCCCGAAAGGCGACAGCCTTGCGCTGATAGCTGAAAAGACAGGGGTTTCACTTGACTGGCTGGTGATGGGGAAGGGGCCGAAATGTATTACTGAACAATCACATGGCGTCGCTGAACCTGCACATCTTTATGCCGATACTGCTGATTTGGATAAAGAATACGTTCTGGTGCCCAGGTACAACGTGAAAGTCTCGGCAGGCGGCGGCTCAATAGTCGAAAGCGAACAAGTAGTTGACCACCTCGCCTTCAAGTCGGCCTGGGTACGGACCAGTATGCACCTGAACCCTTCGGATCTGCTTCTTATCAGTGCGATAGGCGACTCAATGTATCCTGCGATCCGGGAAGGCGATCTGCTTCTGGTGGACAAAAGCCAGCAGAGCGTAAAAGATGATGCCATCTACGTGCTCCGCCTCAATGATTCACTGATCGCAAAACGCCTGCAGAAGCTGTATGACGGCTCGGTACAGATCAAGAGCGATAATAAGGCCTATGACCCGCAGCTGGTGCCACATGACCGGATCGGCATGCTAAATATAATCGGCCGCGTGGTATGGGTTGGAGGGCGGGTGTGATATCTCAGGAGGGTCTATGAAAAGGTACTGCATCCTGGTGCTGGCTTTACTGATTTCGGCATGTGCGTCGACTACGAAAAAAGTTGAACGTACTGGCAAAGTCGTTATCATGCCATTTGAAACCACGGATTTCGTGACGTCAGATCCTGTAGATATAAGACAGGATGTGGTGGAATCGGTGCGTGACAACCTGCGAAAACGGCTTGAACATTACCTGTTGCGTGACTCAAAGATGGTTGCAGGTGTTGACTGCGATGGCGATTCGATGAAGCTGGTTGGCAAGATCCGCGAGGTGAACGCCGAAACCGATCATAATTACCGGTTCGTCATGGTAAAAAGCACTCGTAAATTTGAGGTGGCCATCAAAGGGCAACTCCTGCGGTGCCGCGATAATTCAGAGGTTGTTGACTTCAGGCAGGAAGAAGACGGCGATAACATGAAGGACATTATTGATCAACTGGCGGAGTACGTCGTCGATGAAATCAGGTACGAGAAGATTGAACTCCCCACACAGAAACCGTTGTGACTGCTCACTGCCAAACCGGATGCGAATTCCCTGCTCTCACTACAATCACTGCCAAATCGCCATGCGAAAACAATTATTGAGTGACCGCCTTCAAATCCCTGTCACATCAAGCCTTCCCACAAGTTCCCGTCCAATCCCGGTAAATCCCGCTTACTGCCAAACCTGGTGCTAGTCTGGTGATGCCATCACACTTCTCAAAGCCATACGGGAGAAATCTCTCCCGGCCCACATACCGCTCAACCAGTGGATC